AAGTTGTCTTGTATTACGCCGGGACATCAATGGTGCAATCCAAGAAGATTTGCGCCATATTTTCCTCGTTGTTGTAGCTATTGTAAAGCCACATCACATCAGCCTTTGCAATGAAAAAGCCAGTGGATGGGCTACCAAATTGACCGCTGTAGCCGTGCAAGGCTTGCAGAACTTGATTGGAGATAGTAAAGCCATCTTCAATCTTCTGCGTGAAGATAGAAATCTGGAACACAGGACGGTCAATACCTTTGTTGCCTTGCTGCTGGCCCGTATACACAGGCTGATGGACGTTACGCAGCATCCAAGTGATGAACTTTGGCTCGTTGGCAAAGTTGCGGTTAAACGCCGCATACACAGGCACAGGATTAACAATCTGCGCCAGTTGGTACTGGATCGCCTGACCGTACTGGATGACATTGTTCTGTGTTGCCATTTACACCGCCGTAACAGGGTCAGCGCGGTAGCACATCATCTTGACGGTCATGCGGTCATTCGATTCGCGAACGTCCGTAATGCGCCAATCGTTGCCACGCCAGTTGATGGAGTACGACTGTTGATTGTCAACAATCAGCTTGGTGTTTGGGGTGTAGTTGAACGTGAAATTCACCAAGTCTTGGTACAGACGATACTTGTCTGCAATCTTGACGCTGTTTGCCACATCTTCAACACGCGCACGGGTTTTGAACCACTCAGTCTGGGTGGTGGATTGCTCACCAAAACTTGACTTGCCGAAAGTCAGGTTCTTGATGGTCACATTTTCAAAACGTGCAATTGCCATTTACATCACCAAAGGTTTGTATGGGCGCAGCAAAGTCTGAGCGCCATAAGGAATGGTCTTCAGCTTTGTTTCGGTTGTGTCTGAGCGATTGTTGTACAGGTGCGTCAAGATCAACAGGCCAGCCTGCTTGATTACCGGGTATGTTGACAGCGGGTTTGCCACGGTCGTGTACTCAGCAATGATTGGAGCCGTCATCTGTGTGTTGATGTCGGTCGGCAGGCTTGCAATGACAATCTTGTTGCCGCTGGCATCGTAGTAATACTGCGATGGGTCAACAGGCACAAATGTTGGCGGGAACAAAGAGTTGTAGTAGCCCACAACCTCAATTTCAAGACCAGCTTGGTTTGGATACAGGTTCTGGCTTACCTCTGGCAAATCCAAGCTCACAGGGGTTGCTGTGAGGCTCTCTGCGCCGTACCAAACACGATACGTCACAGGGAAGATGGACATGCCAAGGAAATCTTCAATGTACATGCGAGTCGCCAGTTCAAGCGACAAGATGTAAGAGTCCTGACTCTCATCACCGAACAGGTTCAACTGCTGCGTGATCTCTTCAGCAGTCAACCAGTTTGTGACCACATCACGGTCAATCTGCTCAACCTTGACGTAATTGAACGGATTGCGAGATTGCCCGCCGTAAGGCAGGCCAGTCAGAACGCTTTGCACAGTCATAACTGCTCCAATTAGGCGCTCATGCGAACGCCAGCAAACGGGTCACGCACGGAGCTAACCACACGCTTTTCTGCGTACAGTGTAACGAATCCGGGAGTCGTTTGTTCCATCATCTGGATGGACATTTGCTCTGTGTCGCCAATCGTCAGGAAACGAGGCCAGTTGCCCAAGTAGATCGGGAAAGAAGAGGACAAGTATGGGTTTGGAATCACGGGGAAACCAAACATGCGGCCAACAGCAGCGCCGTCCTCATCACCAACTTCCAAGAACAATGGCAAGCCTTGCGAATCCTTCAGGCTACGCAGCGAGTCAATCATGGCAGGGCTGATGTGCCAAGCATTACCGGGCATAGCCCAATATTGCGATGGGAATGCGTTAACGACATCAACAATGTTGTTGTACGTCACGCCGCCACTTGTTTGAGCAACGGTAGCAATGCTGTGGATGCCGTTTGTGATGGCCGTGCCAGATGTGCCGTAGGCGCTTGTGGAAGCACTGACGTACATGTCCAGACCACGCAAGCCAGAAGTCGCGCCAGTGGCCGTGCTGGTCGATCCAGCTTGGTCGTTGTTGACCGCCATTGAAGCGCCTTCAACTTGGGCGAATTCCAAGGCAAGGTCTTCCACAATGGACGACTCAAGGCCATTAACGTCAGACATGACAGCCGAACGGATGGGCAATTGAGCAGTCACCACACGCACGGGCAATTGCCAGATGCTTGTGTTGGTTCCGGGAGTACCAGTGTTGTCTTGAACTGGATAGCCCCAAGGGTTTGTTTGGTATGTTGCGTTACCAGTCTTGGCAACGAACTGCATGTCAGAGCCAGCAACGGGCGTAATGCGCGAACCCATACGGAAGGGATTGGCGTAACGCAATGCGGCGAAAGCATCATCGAACACTGCACGACCACCCACACCAGAGCCAGAGCCAGTGATTGCAGAGGCTTCTTTCAGGTCGATGTTGACTGTGCCGCCTTCGGTAATGGCTTGCTTAATTCCAGCGAGGATTTTTTCAGTGATGGTCATGGCAATTTCCTAAATTGAGGGCGCAAAAAGGAGGGGCCGTAGCCCCTCCATTTTTATCAGGTCGCAGTGCCTGTCGAACGGTAACGAACGCCAGCAAAGGGATCGCGCACCGATGTTGCCAAACGCTTCTCACCAAAGAAGGTGATGTAGCCGGGCAATGTCTGGTCGTAGCGGCGCATGACCATGTTCAGGCGGTCAACGATGGTGTGGAAGCGGCTCCAGTCAGCAAAGTACATTGGGTACAAGCTGGTTGTGCCAGCGGAGCCAGTAGTTGTCTGGCTAGGATTGTCCAGATACTTGTTGACCACCACATCAAAGCCCAACAGACGACCAACGATACCGTTGGTTTCCAGTGGGGACATACGCTCAAACACAGGAGTGCCGTTGTCGTCTACCAAGCCACGGATTTGTGACAGCAAAACAGGACTCACGACAAACTTTGCGCTTTCAGTCCAGTACTGCTGTGGCAGTGCGTAGATGAAGTTCACAACGTCTTTGTAAGTGATGTTTGCAGCGCCAACAGTGTTGCCGTTGGTGGTCAACTGGTCATAGGTAGCCAAGCTGTGCAAACCGCTTGTCGAGCCAGTACCAGAAGTGCCAAAGGCAGCAGTGGAGGTTGTGCCGCCAGTGTAGGTGGCGTTAGCGCCAGCATACTGGTCCAAACCGCGCAGGCCATCAGCGCCACCTGTTGCAACGGTAGTGCCGTCACCAGATTGGTCGTTGTTGGAGATCATGGACAAGGCTTCGTTCTGAGCGAATTCAGCCAGCATGTCGTCAACCACGTTAGCTTCCAAGCCATCAATGTCGTCCAAAGCCGCAGTACGGATTGGGAACTGCACGTTGATGTCTTTCAACACAACTTGCCAGATGGTGGTGTTTTCAGTCGTGGGCGTACCGTTGTTCTGGATGCCGTAGCCCCATTGAGCGCCAGCGTTGCCAGTCTTGACGCGGAACTGATAGCTGGAGCCATCAGTAGCCACAGTGCGAGACACGCCGCGCAAGGGGTTAGCCAAACGCAGAGCAGCAAACACTGGATCGTAAGCTGTACGACCACCTTTGCCATCACCGCCAGCGGTCAGAGCAGAGGCTTCTTTCATGTACGCATCCATCTGCGACTCGTCAGCGAAAATCTTCAGTTCTTTTTCAAACTGCGACTTGCCGTTGACAACAGCTTTCAGTTGCTCACGAACCGACTTGTTCACATCGCCGCGAACAGTCTTTTCAGGCTTGATGACAGCGGGAGCTTGCACGGAGGCAACTTTGGCTTCCAGAGCAGCAACCATTTCGCTGAATTCGGCTTTGATAGCTTCAACAGCAGCGGGGATTTTGGCTTCTACAGCCACGATGCTCTCAGCTTGTTTAGCTTCGATGGCATCCAATTTTTCGAGGATTACTTGAGACATGATTAACCTTTCAGTCGTTTGTCGAGGAGTTTAAGAAACTCACGATGCTCAAGAGCAGCGAGAATTTCTGCTTCGGTTGCCTCCGCATCAGAATCACTCTGAGTTGGCGCAGTTTCAGTCAGGTCTTTCACAGCATCACGCTGCTCAATAACCGTCTTGAATACAGATGCGGCGGCAACCGACATCTGCTTGGACAGACCTGCATCCCGCAGGGCTTCTTCCAATACCTTGAGGTCAGCGGAGCCGTCTTCACGGAAATACTCCAGCTTTTTAACCTCGGCTTTGGGGTTGTTTGGATACATGACAACGCTAGTCTCGCGCAGGCCACCTTTGGTGATCTGGAAGTAGCCTTCATCCCAATATTCACCAGAGCCAGCCGGGAAAACATCGCCGTTTTCCTTGACCCACTGGTATTCGTCAGCGTAAGCGCCAACGGACACACCGCCAAACATGTTGGGGGACTCGGCCATGACTTGGTACAGGTCTTTGCCAGCAGTCGTGTTCATAAACAAACGACCCTTGGCGCTCATGCCCTCTTCGTCCATCTCCAACTCGGTCCACTCGCCAACAGGCATGGAGTCAGAGTTGTGATTCAGGAACATTGGCAGTGGTCGGCCAGCTTCTGCAAAGTCTTTGGCCCATTCCATAAAACCCTCGGGCTTATAGAAGAATTTACGACCATCAGCGCCTTCACGAGCGCCCCAAGTGGTGATACGAGCTTCAATCTTGCCTGTCGGTTCGCCGCTTGCGGCCTTTTCGGACAGGTTGAGTTTGGCTTCGCAGATTAGATTCAGTTGCTTCATTGATTGCCCCTAAAGCAATGGATTGGTTGTTGTCCTGTATTTTAGGGGTTTGCCCTAATAGTACGGGCAAATGTATTGGTGGCCTAATGACCTGTTTTGCCAATGCTACCAGATATTTTGAATCAGTACGCATTTTTAATCAAGTCTTGGAGCCGATGTTCATCTTGCTTTTCTGACTTCCACCACCGCCTCCAGTGTCTTGAGCAGAGCTACCGGGGATTGGCGCATCAGGCTGATCGTTCTTGACCAACTCGTCTGCGCCTTCCATTGTCGGCATGTTCATGTACTCGCGGCCTTCGTTTGGAGTCATAACACCAGCTTTTACGCCAGCAGTCACAAAGTTCATCTGGTCCAAAGGAGCGCCCTTCAAGAAGTTCTTTGTGTCGAACTCTACGCACAGGCTTGGGTAGCCTTGCAGCAAGTGGCCCTTAAGTTTTTCTTGGACGTTCACAATGATTGGGTACATCGTGGACTTGTAGAACTCGTCCATTTGCGTCTGGGTGTTGTTGAACTTGCTGTCAGAAATGCCAATCATGGAAGGTGGCACACCAAACAGGCCACAAATCCGTTTCATGGTTTGCAGCTTCAAAGCAGCAGCGTCAGCGTCTTGCAAGTTGAGCATTTCCAGCTTCTGGTACTTCATACCCTGATCCAGCAACATGCCCTGACCGGGTTTGCTTGGGTCGGAGTTCTTGCTGCCAGTCATGTTGGCCCAAGCCTCTTTCAGGCGGGCTGCAACTTCCTTGTACTTGCCATCAGGAACGACTTGCTCCGTCACAAACATGCCAGATGGCTTTGCGCCGTTCTGCATGACAAAGTTGGCGTACAAGTCGATGTCTTGGTCCAAGCCAACAAGCTCAGTCGCCAAGATACCCTTGTTGAAACCAGCCGAACCTTGCCAAGCCATCTCTTTGCAGTGCATGACTTGATGCGCGGCCAGTGGCTCGTCCTTGCTAAAGCCGTAGCTTGGCGTAGACAGGCGGTATGACGGGTAACGGGTAGGCGTAATCTGAGCAGCAATCAACGTGCTGTCCAGAATGTACATTTCCAAAGGAGTTTCAGTCGAACTCTTCTGGTCTTTGCGCCACCACAGGGTAAACGCCTCACCAGACAGCTCGTACCACATCAGCCACTGATACCAGAACTCGTATTTGCTCTGGAAGTTGTTTGGGTTGCCCAACAGCTTGGCGACTTGCTTGGCTTTGGCCTTATCCCGCGCACCAACCTTGTCAGAACGGATAGCGTCAACGTACTGACCGTCTTCTGTCTCGCAGCAGACCTTGATTGGCAACTGAGCAAGCGCACGGGCCTTCAGGCCAACGCAGGCCATGATGGTGGAGTTGCGGCTAAGAACCGACATGTCCACACTTCGGCCAGCAGCCGTAGCACTGGAAGTGGTGACATACAGAATCTGGGTGTTGACCGTTGGCTTCTTGTTATTGCCCTGATAGACAATGTTGTTGCCCAAAGCGGTCTGACCAAAGAGCGTATTGGCCTCATTTTGGGCTGTATTTTTGCCTTTGAAAACGTCCAAAATTCCCATGATTAACTCCTATTTCCGCGTACTTTACCACTCCAGCGATCTAAAGCCAAATGAATCGCTGACAAATACGTTGTCCAGATGGCAGTGCAAAGCCATAATCATGGCAATAATGCCGTCAACTTTGGCCGATGGGTCTGCTTCGTTCTTGCGAACCTTTACGTTGCCGTTCACATCAACGTAAACCTCGCAGTTTCCAAGCTGCCAACCCACAAAAGAGTTGCCGTCATGCTTGATTGCCTTCTTTAGGATCAACTGCTCGGTAGTCTTGGATGGGTTTGACAGAACGGCCATGCCCTGCCCCACCTTCTTCACAGGCAAGCCTTCCGCATACAGGTTTGCCACCAGCGCAGCAGCGTTGTACGGGTCGTACCCGATTTCCTTGACATCAAACTTCTCGCATTGCTGCTTGATGAACGATTCGATCTCGTTCAGGTCAGTCACGTTACCGGGAGTCAACCGCAGGATGCCTGTCCTGTGCGCTTCCATGTACACAGGCTTGTAATGGTTTGGCACAAAGTCCAAGGATTCCTCTGGCAGGAAGAATTGGAACTGCGAATAGAAATCCTCTTCGCCATATCGGTGCAAAGTCACCACAGCGTTCAAGTCTCGGGTGTGCGCCAAATCAAAACCAATGAAAGTTGACTCGGGTTTGTCGGCAGGCATTGGGGCAACGGATTCATCCCAGAACCTACGGTCCACCCAAGCAGAGTTGGCCGACACATAGATGTTGAGCTGCTTGCACAGGAATTCGTTTAGCGAGGCAGGCTTGCTCTTGGCTTCGTCTGCCATGTGCTGGATAGCCTGCAACGTCACCGATACGCCAAGCATTGGGTTGGCCTTGCCCCAGACTT